AGTTACTGTGTAAGCCGTGCCAGGAGTAACGGAAAGTGTTGATGATTGATAACCACCAGCGCCACCACCACCAAATCCATATGCGCAACCACAACCAGCGCTACCGTTGCCTCCTGAACCGCCACCACCTGCAACAACAAGGTAGGTTACTGATGAAACACCTAAATGGCCTGATATGCCTGAAGCAAGAATACCTGGAATAAGTGGCATTATGCAATATCTCCTAATACTGTAAATGTATTTGTTCCTGTGCAGATAACAGTTGCTGCTGAATATTGCGCACGTAGTTTAGGAGACGCAGCAGTAGCACCTGTTGATGTAATAGTTACGCCAGAACCAGCGGCAAAGGTAACTTGACCTGCCCCGATTTGCTGAACGTTAATTTGTTGCCCTGTAGTAAATACGCTTGGTGGGACAGTAACGGTTATGGCTGAAGCATTAGATGCTGTTACCAAAAGATTTACGTCACCTGTTGCAAGGGTATAGGTTGTACCTGTTTGAGCATTAATAGAAAGGGTTGTTGAACCTGTAGCTCCTGTGGATCCAGTAGCCCCTGTAGGCCCTGTAGGGCCACTAACGCCAACCACTGATGTATATGTAAGACCAGTCGCACCAGAATTAACTACAAGCGCTTGACCTGCAGTTCCTATAGATGATAATCCAGTTCCACCATTTGTAGTTGCTAGCGTGCCAGTAACACCAGTTGCAAGAGGTACATTTGTAATAGTATTAGATGAGCCTGAAATAATTTTGTTGGTAAGAGTTTGAGAATCGCTTGTACCTACTACAGATCCTGTTACTCCATGAATTGAGCTTGATGCATTATAATGATTTTGAGCATCTGTAAAATCTTGAGCAGTTGCTACGTGACGAACTACAGCTCCTGCTGAATGTGGTTGAGCAGTTGTACTATTAAAACCACGAGTAATTGTAAGAGTTAATCCAGATACACCAGTAACCGCAACTAATTCTTCCGCTGCTGCTCCAAAATCAAGGGCAACAATAAAAGGATATTGTGTTGGGAAGTTTGTCGTAGCTCCTACAACAACAGTAGTAGACGAGCTGGTAATGGCGCTAGTAACTGTAGTATCTTGCGCGTTGGCTGAGTAGTATCTTGTCATCTATCTACCTATCGTGAGTAGTGTGTACGAGGTGGGTATTGCTCTGCTTGACGTGCCATCTCCACCTGTAGGCGTTGCTGGTACATCTGGTAAAAATAACGGCTCATGTTTGTTGCTGTTCCAATTGGGTTGCTTTGATCCATAGAACCTGCTTCAGCAGATGATGCTGGCACGCGGCCCATATCTACATATGCAGCTGAGCGATATGCCGCACCAAGAATGACTACCTCACGGGCTGAGTCTGGCAAGCCAGTGGTTGTAAAGTCATCTGTGTCATATTCCAATTGTGTAGGCTTTTTTGTATAGACAACTTGAACTGTACGTCCAGGGATAATTCCATCTGAGATAGAAATTGTCTTACCTGTGCTCCAAGCAATTGGGTTTGCTGTGCGGTCAATACGATAATGACGAACTGGTAGCCATTCAAGAGATGGACCAATAGTCTGCCAAGAAACTGCTAGAGCATCAATCGCTTCCGATGGAAGCTGATAAGTTGTGCGTGATGCGATGAAAGAAAATGTTGTGTAATACACACCAAATAGGCTTGGATAAATAGCGTCAATTGCTTCGTTAATATCCTTGCGAATCATAGCCCGTGGGAATGATGGGGTAATAGTTACGCGTACACCAGCACTATGTGGAACAGCGTTAGTATCTCTAAAGCCGCGGCCATATGGTGGAATAGTTGCGGTGTTGGTTGTACGGTTAAATGAGTCAACCCAGATCAACTCTTCATCAATTTCTACAATACCGCGTGTAAGAACTGTGCCATCGGCAACAGTAAAAGTTAGATCCGTAGCACTCATGGGCGCTGTTAAAAATGTGGCTTGATCTTGACGGCTGGTATAACCAGTAAGTGCCAGTGCAGTCTCATCAATTAGTTCTGAAAATAAAGTCATTAGGACACGATCCTTGATGCTGCGGCTGCTTCGCCATAGCCATAAACTCCAGCAAGTGCGTTAAGCACACCAGGAGTATCTAAGTGAAAATTCTTGCCGCTGTTGCGATAAGCATAAATGGCGTTAAGAGCATCAATCCCACGAGTAAAGGTTTGTCCTGTGACGTTAAATGCCCATTGAGATGCGGCACCATTAATGTCTAGTTGTGGCACTGAGTTGACGATAGTTCCTGCCAAGCGGTTTAAATGATATACGGTTGATAGACCATCATCTTTTGCCATTTATTTTCCTTTCGCGGGATGGTTTTTATGCCATTTCTTTACTGCTGCTACGCCAGCAGCTACAGTTTTTACATCTGCTTTTTTAGTCAAGTCAATTTTTTTAAATGTTGTTTTTTTAGAACCAGGGTGATTAACAACAATATCGCCATTGGTGGCCTTAACAACTGTGTGCTTTTGACCACCAATTACAATTGAATCTATCTTTGCTTGTTTGGCTTGACCCTTATTTGCCTTGCTAACCAATTTACTTTGTTCCGCCAACGCCTTCATATTCACCGTAAGGTGACTTTGTTGGCTTGCCAGTTAGCTTGTCGTTTAACTTACCAATTGCTGTTGCGTTGCAACCACATTCTGCGCACATAATTAGCCCTTAACTTTCTTTAGGTTTGGATTTTTTTTCTTTGCTGCTGGTGATGCTTCGCGTGAAGCAGACGCTAGGATTGCTCCTGCGCTCTTCATTGAAACATTAGACTTTTTAGCGATTGACTTTTGGGCGGCTTTAAAACCCATGCCCTTCTTTGATGCTGCCATTAGATTATCCCTACTTCTTTCATTACCTTTGCCTTGTGCTTGGTAATCTGTTTTGCGGCTGGCATTGTGCCTGCATCAAATGCAGTGCCTAGTTTGTCACTTGCTTCCAATGACTCTGCAACAGCCCTCATGGTTGTACCAGCTGGTTGAATACCTTGCTTGCGAGCACCTGCGTATGCATTAAGTTCAGCATCCCAGCGCTTCTTAGTCATAGTCTTGCTGCTGTTAGCATCGCCAGCATTGACGTGCACGTTGCTTGATTGCAAGCACTCGGCATAAGTTTCGTGATTTTTTTCTAAGCAGCCTGTGCGGCAGTTATCTCCGAGAGCCATGTTTCTCCTTGGCTTGTCTAAAAAATTTAAAGTTACGCACTACGCGTTCATTCTCTGGGCCATTGCCCTTTGATGCAGCAAGTGCAAATGTAATTGCTTCATCAATAAAACCTAGTTCCCATGATGCGATACTGGCTAGATCGTATGCTTTCCAGTCCCACACCGATGAGTCATAGCAGTAGTGAACGCTTCTATGGCACTCAATTGCCTTGATAGAAGCATCTAAACATTGTTGCCAACGTTTATTGCGGTAAGCATCTAGCGCTACGGAGAACCAAGGTTCACCTTCATTGGGCATAATCTGAGCACCACGCTCAGCCCATACTGTTGCTTCTTCTGCTTTACCTAGATGGTGCGCTGCTTCAGCAGCCCATCTACATGTGGCAGCCTCTTCAACATTCCATCCACCTAGTTCCATTCGCTTATTGGCAGATGCGATTACATCATCCCAACGGCGATAGAAGTAGTACTCACGTACCATGTACGTCCACATACGTGGATCTTGGGGAAACTCTTTAACACACATCTCAAGCATAGGCAGATACTGCCCGCGAGATTTATTATCATCTGGCTTATGGCTGATGATCGCGTTCTTAATAGCGCAATACTTTGGAGTACCTTCAGCGTAATACACTGGAACCTCATGTATGGGGTACTTCCAATGCCAACCCCAACGGCTATGTATTTTATCCTTTTGCCATTTACTGCCAGTATCAAATGTTATCCAACCAGCTTGCGCTGTCGGGTCCCACTGCTTACGAACTTCTTGGAAAAAATTTTTATGGACTACTTCATCAAGATCTACGTAGATGCAAATATCTACATCTTCTGGTATGAGCGCAAGAGACGTGTTCCGCGCCACATCAAAACGCCAAGGCCTAACGCTAATATTATGAACAGTAACGCCCAGCTCTTGTAACTTTTTTTGTGTTCCATCTGTAGATCCTGTATCTGCCACTATTCTGTAATCGGCACCTTTGGCCGCATTGGCCCAACGCTCAGCATGAAGTATCTCATTAAGCGCAATGGCATAAACGGCAATTTTCACGTTTGCATTATAGCACAAACTATGCTATATCGCCCGTTACCAACCACGTGTCCGTAGCAATTTTAATTGCTGTTGCAGCAGAGTTTTTTGCCCTAAGTTTAGGTGCAGTTGACGTTGCGCCAGTTGAAATAATTGTAGTTGTACCAGGGGTAACAGCAGTAATAGTTGGCTGTCCAGCTCCAGTAATCCAAACAAAGTTTAATTGACTACCTACTGGGTAGGCAACGGAAGCGTTAGTCGGAATAGTTACTGAAATAGTAGATGCGTTGTTAAGGGTAACTATTGAATAGTCATCGGCTAGTGCTGGAGTAAAGGTAGTACCAGTTTGGTTGTTAATTGTATAAAGAACTGGACCGTTATAACTTGCAGCAGTCAAGTTACCTGCTGAGTCAATCTTTGCCAATACCGCACCGCTTGAGTTTTGCCATTCAGTAAGGTTGGCAGTTTGGGAAGCATTACCTTGAACTACTATTGGGGTAATAGCGGCAGTTGGGGCAACGACAGAAACAACTGCTGAGATTTGAATTGTTCCGCCAGTACCAGCAACGTTGGTAAATCCTGAACCTACTACGGTAAAGGTGGTAGATGTTGCGGCAGTCACTATCCAAGTACCATTGTAAGTACCGCCAGTAACACCAGCGATAGTTACTCTTTGCCCGACTTGAATTAACGATGTTCCGCCATAGGTAAAGACGGCAACTGTGGCAGAGGTATAAGCAGCGGATGAAATAGCAGTTGTAATAGAACCAACTACTGCTGTTGTGTTACCAGCAAATAATTGACCCGCTGCGTTAAATCCTGAAATAAGTGTACCAGAACCGTTTTGGTTTTGAAGCATATCTCCGCTTTGGGCAGAGGCTGCTCTGTTAGCAATAATTATATTTGCTGAACCGTTTGGACCAAAATTATTTCTTGCACCATAATTAACAGTAGTTCCGCCGTAAATTCCAAAAGCAGTTTTTAAAATACCAAACTGGTCAACAGTTAATGCGTAAGAAGTTCCTGCTTGCGTAAAGGAAGCAATATTTGCATTAGAGCCATTTGGCGTAGTTGCAGTTAATGGCACTACTCCAGTAGCGGTAGGGGCTATTGTGTTACCTGCTGTAAAGGTATTCGTTGTAGCCAATTCAGGCACAACGGTTGTATCTACAATCAGGTTACTTGCTGAAGTAGTAAGTCCTGTGCCAACATTGAGTGCAACAGTTTGTGTGCCTGAGTTATAAGTAACTGGGGCAGTTGCCGTTACTACACCTGTTGGACCTGTGGCACCTGTAGAACCATTTGTTCCATTGCTACCAGTAGGACCAGTATTACCTGTATTACCCTGAGCGCCAGAACTTCCTGTATTACCAGTATTTCCCGTATTTCCTTGTGCGCCTGCAGAGCCAGTATTTCCTGTGTTACCAGTATTACCTGCAACACCAGTTGATCCTGTTGGGCCTGTTGGACCTGTTGTTCCTACCGCACCTGCTGAGCCTGTAGCTCCCGTTGCTCCCGTAGCACCGTTAGACCCGCTTGATCCAGTAGCCCCCGTCGCTCCAGTCGCGCCATTGCTGCCAGTACTTCCTGTTGGCCCTGTTGATCCAGTTGAGCCATTCGTTCCCGTAGATCCTGTGGCACCCGTTGCTCCCGTCGGTCCAAGTATAGTGTACATAATTTGTTCAACGTGAAGATTCACGCTTGGAGATGCAGGACGAGTCGGAGATGAACCAGCAGCAACTGCTAGTAATTCCATATAGGTGTTTTGTGATGACCAGTAGAACTGGATGTAGTCACCAGCATTAACTGTTACTAAGTCTTCAATGTTTGCAAGGACTTGGTTGTTAACGCCAGAGGTTGTAAAGACTGCGGTTGATTGAGTCACAGCAGTTCCATTAAGAGCATACCAAACGTTTACTTGGTAATTGCTTCCACCACCAGTGGTGATGAATTGACCCAAAAGGTTTACTGAGTAAGTACCAGCATAGGCAAAAGTAATTTGGCTAGATGAGACGATGCTTACGCCACTTGAGCCAGAATCGGTGTTAATAGTAATAAGGTTGGCGCTAGTAGCGCCTGCATTGGTCTGAGTGGTAGTATCGTAAAAGTTACCGTAATGGCCTAGCGTACCGCCTGCACCAGTGGCACCAGTAGCACCAGTCGGACCAGTAGATCCTGTTACGGATGGACCAGTGTTACCTGTGTTACCAGTATTACCCGTGTTGCCAGTGTTTCCTGTGTTGCCCGTATTGCCCTGAGCACCCGTAGGACCAGTAGGTCCTGTAGAGCCTGTAAAGCCCGTAGCACCTGTTGAACCAGTAAAGCCTGTAGAACCTGTAGGACCTGTGCTGCCAGTGGCTCCTGTAGGCCCTGTAGGGCCTGTAACACCCGTGCTACCAGTGTTGCCTTGCGCACCTGTTGCGCCAGTTGAACCTGTTGAACCTACAGAACCTGTTGGTCCCGTTGTTCCAGTATTCCCTTGAGAGCCAGTAGCTCCCGTGCCGCCCGTAGATCCTGCCGCGCCTGTTGCTCCAACTGATCCTGTGTTACCAGTATTTCCTTGACTACCCGTTGGTCCTGTAATGCCTGTAGAGCCAGTAGGGCCAGTGGCACCAGTGGAACCGACAGAACCAGTATTACCAGTATTACCTGCCGCACCTTGTGCTCCCGTCACTCCTGTAGAACCTTGCGCACCTGTTGCGCCTGTAACACCTGCAAAACCTTGATAGCCAATAGGGCCTTGTGGTCCGATAGGACCTAATTCAATAACACGATATTCATTTGAAACTACGTCAAATACGTTAGTAGTTACTTGAACTTCAACCGTTGAGATACTGTCTTGATTAACCGCCATTACTGCACCACCGATGCAGCAACAAGGAATGTTCCATTAAGAAGCTGTGTGACTGTGCCGCCAGCATCGGTAACGTTAAGAGCATAGTTGTAAGTTCCAGCGGTAAGCGCATTAGTCTGCGCTGCTGTAAGGTCGCATGAAACTTTGCCAGCAGAACCAGTGATGGTTGCTTTGCCGTTGGCTGTAGACATTTCAGTAATAAGATTATTTGATACGTCACGAACTTGTAGGTCAGCAGAATAGCCTGTCATAATAACTGGGATGGCATTGATCTTCCATACAGTTGTTAAATTAAAAGTTGTGCCCTTGATAACATTGATGTTATATCTGCCTGGATTAGCCACTCAATGCTCCTAAGAAGTTGTGATGTAAGGGCCATAGCCCGCTGCGTAAAGAATGTTATATTCTGGCTGGGTAATAATATATTCATGCCCGCCTAGATAGCAGTAGTCCGCAGATTGCGTATCCTGAACTGCTGGTGTGCGAATAGAAGTAACTACAGATCCATTAACAAGGATCGAGTTTGCACGAGGTAATCTGTAACGCCAGAATAAAATACCAAAGCCTGCTGGTCCTTCTTCAACCGTTGGCGGCTTAAATGTATACATGCGTTACCTTTCGTTGGGTGTTGCCGCCTGCCCCCACGTGCGGGAGCAGGCAACAACTAACTCAATTATGAGTTGTGGATAGAAGCTGATGACTCGATACGAACCAAAGCTGCGTCACGGTAACGTGCCCAGCCTAGAACGCCGTACCATCCGATTGGACGGAAACGCATCAACTTATCAACGATTGGACCGAAGACCACATGTGGCTCTTCAGCAACCGCTTCAGCAAGTGCTTGCTTACCAGCAACTAGTGTGCGGAATACGCGTGTTCCACCAGAAGCGTTTACGTAAGAAGAAGTACCGAATGTACCTGTAGCACCTGAAGAACCTGTACCATCTGTTGTGTTGAACAAACGTGGAGACTCTACGAACATAGCTCCTTCGTAAGTTCCGATGGTTCCTGGCCAAAATTCAGATGCGCCATTCTCAGCGTACTTGTGGTCATCGCGCCATCCGCCTGCTCCAGTTTCGGAGCGAAGGTCGTATGAAACTTCTGGGTGAATACCACACCAGTAGTATTCGCCTTGACGTGGAACAGCCTTGTTAGCACGTAGCTTTGCAACAGCAGTACGAATGTCGCGTGAGCGAATTACTGATGTTCCATCGATAGATGCTTGTGTTGTTCCATTGGTGTATGTTCCAGCATATGTTGAAACTGGGGCAGAAGCTCCGCCTGTTAGTTCAGCAATTGCGTTTGGTCCACCAACAAGTGTCTTGAGGACGACTGTATCAAGTGAGTCAGCCATGTTGAAGGCAATAATGTCTGCAATAGCTGGATCTACATCTGATAGTGAGAACAACTCGAGCTTACGAGTTGCTAGAGAAGCGTTACCATATTCAAGCAATGAAACGGTGATTGGAGTGGTGTTACCTAGAGCAACAGCATCTGGATCAACGTCTTCAGAGAGTGAAGAAGTAACGGCTGACATGTCTGTGTAAATCTGGAATACAACAGACGAACCTGGCATAGCTTGCTGTACTGGACGCTTATCTGCAACATCGCGGATAAGAGGAACGGCACGGAGCGCAAACTCTACATAACGATCATAAGCGGTTTGTACTAACCCTGGAATACCAGAGGTAGAACCGATTGAGTCGGTATATTGATTGGCCATGTGTCACCTACTTTCTTTGGGTATAGTGTGCGAATGGGTTTAAATTAACGTCCTCGACCCGTTACCTTCTGACCAAAAACAAGCATGTCAAGCTCTTCTCTTGTCTTAACGCCAGCCAGTTTCGCGGCTGCATCAGCATCACGAGACGGGGTATTTGCGTTTTGAAGAGTGGCATTGATTCGCTGTGTTTCACGAGCATTAGGTGTTGGTTCTTCAGACGGAGCATCTTCAGGCGCAGCAAATCCGAACACATCAGCGTTCTCGTTTAACCATGCATCAATCTGCTCAGGCGTACTTACGTCGCCAGGAATGAACTTGGCGACCTTAGTTGGTACGCCCTTCTGTTCCAATACTTCCTTGACTGAACGTCCTCGAAGGTCTGCCTGAATAGAAGCTAGCTGATCAGCCAGTTCCTTCTTTTCACGCTCTGCTCTTTTGAGAGCCTTGCGTAGATTTGCTGGACCATTCTGGTCTTGTGTTTGTGATGGTTGATCTTCTTCAAGATCAAAGTCATCATCTTCGTATTGGTCTGCCATGTGGCACTCCCTTTTCTATGTTGGTTGATCGCAGGCCATAGCACTCCCCAGGGGAAGGGGTACTAGCTCCCACTCTTGGTCTTTAAATACACATCACTATGCCAATGGGTAGTGATGGAACCTAATTAACTTACGCCAGATTCTTCTGTATAAAGGCTGCCCTTAGCAGCACCAGAAGAGCCGCTATAAAGATTTACAAGTCCTGCACGTTGACGTGTTAATTCTTGCTGTGCTTGTGCCGCAGAAATGCCATTAACGTTTGCGTTAAATTGAGCAGCAGTTAGTTCAGAGCCAATGTTGGCAGCATTGCCACCCAATGATGCGGCGATCTGTTGCTGTTGAGCCAATTGACTACCAATGTTTGCAAAGCCTGTTTGGGCTTGTTGTTGCGTAACACCCTGTGCTGCAAGGCTCAAAGCGTTTTGTTGATTAAGAGCAAGGTTTTGACGAGCTGCTTCTGCCGCAACTTGAGTACCAGCAAACTGTTGTTGAAGAACAGGTACTGCCGTATTTGGATCAAGGAAGTGTGCAATAAGATCACCTTGGGTCAAACCATATTGTTGATATGCAGTTTGAAGCATGTAAGGATCTTGGGTTGTCGCCAACTGGCTTGCCATGTTGACGTAGTTTTGAAGTGTTGCCGTTCCCACGTTTTTGCCAATAAGGCTCGCAAGAAAAGATTGAGTTTGATATTTATCTGGAACACCAGATTCTGACAATATGCTACGGTAATTGTTTTCAGCAGTCATATAATCTGCTGCGCTATAAGCAGAAAACCCAGCTGCTACGCGAGCATCATTACCAGAAAAACGTGCTTTATATGCAGGAGAATTTTGAATTGTTAAAGCAATTGTATCTGGCTGCGCACCTTGCTGAGCAAGTGTTGTAATTTGATTCATTAGATCTGTTGAATTAGGATCGTTAGCGTTAAGAATACCCCAGTTCATTAACTGCTGTTGGGCGGCAGAAATATAATCTGTACTTGTATTTGGGTTTATTGCAGAACCAGTTGCGCCAGTTGCGCCAGTAGAAGCAATTGGCGTGTATTGTGGTGTATTAGGTGTACCATCCCAGTTGTAAGTAGTTGTGGTAATACCTATTACTTTGCCAGTAGGATCTACTGTTTGCACGGTAGTTGGTGATGGAGTTGGATAAAAATTTGCTGCAGGACCTAATGGACCAGCACCTTGTGCAATGGGTCCAGCCATTGTTGCGCTACCTGGAGCCTTAGAACCGTCTGGAAGAACAAGCGCACCAGCTGGTTTGGCTGCCTGAAATATGCCTGCCGTTACTGGTGTATCTGGAGCAGCAGCGGCAGCAGTGGCAGCAGCAGCATCTTGCGCAATTTGTTGCTCTACTTGTCTATCTGTCATTGCCATTAGATTTTTCCAAACGTTTTGCCTAGAGTTTCAACAATGCTTGCCATTGAGTTTTGAGCGTCAGGTGTGCTTCTCCAACGTGGATCTTGACGAAGTGTTTGCTGAAATTGCCAGATGGGCATAGGTGTACCTAATCCAGTATTTGGGTCAATAGTTCCTTGAAGGGCTTTATTGATTAAAGCACTGTCTCCGCTGTTACCACTTAGATCGATACTGTTTGATGGAATACCAAGAATGTTTTGCATTTCTTGCTGATATGGAGCAGCAATGTTGGCAACAGTTTCACCTTGATTAATTCTGCTAGCAAAACCAGAAAACTTAGATGCTGCATATCCTTTAACATTATTTGCATAAGTGTCATAAGTCATACCAGATTTTGGATCTGATAATTTAGCACCAGCATCTGTGTAAAAACTTTCAGGCATTGCAACACCTTGACTTGCGGCGTAGGCACGAAGTTGATTTACAAGACCAATTCCAGTGCTTGCATTTGCTCCACCGCTAAGTGCAATACCTGCACTTTGAGCAGTTGTGGCAATTTTACTTTGAAGACCAGATTGATAATTGCTTGAATTATAAATCGCTCCTTCATACGCATCATTTAAAGTTCCCTCTGCAAGAGACGTTGCAACCTCTGGGGTAAGTTTGTAACCCATGCTTGTTGCTTCAGTAGTAATTCCATCAATACGACGCTGAAGTTCTTTACCGTATGTACTATTTGGAAGCACGTTTCCATTAGCATCAAGTGACTGTGCTTTATCTGAAGCTGCTTGAATGGCTGAAGCGCCATAGGCTTTCCAAAAATCTGTTTTCTTTAAACCTAATTCAAAATTTGTTGAGTCTGGTGCGCTAATCCAGCCACCATTAACTGCATCAGTAATAAATTGAAATAATGAATAGCCAGTACCATTTTGAATTGTTGGCAAAGTAGAATCTGCATTTTTCCAAAAAGCATATTGAGCGCCATTTTGATTATGAAGAATCTGTGCAAAATCTGACCCTGGTGATAATAGTCCTGAAAGACCAGGTTCCGCTGCCGCTACTTGAGCAGATACTTTAGTACTTTTAGCCATTATGCAACTCCAGCATCTTTAGCAGCTATTTGGTTCATTAGATTAAAGGCAGCACCAGATGCTTGAAATGCTTTATATTCACCAGAATCAATAATTTGATTTTTTGCAAAAGCTGGTAGGCTAAGTTGATTTGCCGTTGTAGTTTCATTTTGACCAGAACGAAGCAAACGATTTGTTACGCCACCAGCGCCCAAACCTTGAACTGGAACTACTGAATATGTATTTGAGCCAACGGTTTGAGATGTTGGATTTTTGGCAGCATAATTATCATACACTTGTGCCCATTTTGCAGCTTCAGCATCTGAAGCATTTTTACCCAACAATTGTAAATACAAATCATTGATGGTTGATTTTACAGCATTAATATCTGGTCGATCAATGCTTTTAAGATTAATTGAAGAACTTACGGCATATGGGTTAATTGATTGAGGATTAATTCTATTGGTAATAGCATCTGCAATAGATGCTGGATCTGCGCCCTTATGTTGATTGACAACAGTTAAAGCATAATTTCCAAGAAAGTTTTGCTCAACTGGACTTAATTTTCCATCGGTTGAAATTGTATCAAGACCTGCTAGTGCCCCAGGCGCTTTTGAAACATCCAAAGACATTCTTTGAATGGCTGGAGCATTATTGACAGAATCACCAAGAAGAGATTTTAGCTGACTCAATGAAAGAACTGTTGGAATTTTTCCATTAACAATAAACCCATAATCATTTTTAATTGGGGTGTTTGCTTGTGCTTTGGCTGACAAAATGCTTCCACTGCTACCAGCCCCACCTGATGCAAGCGCTTCCATAGTGCCAGCTGGTAGGTTAATTGCAGGGGTATTTTTTTTAATTGCCATTACTTTGTAAACCCTTCAATTGGACCAAGTGATGCTTCATAGTATTTATTGTAGAATTTAAGAAACTGTGGATCTTGTTCTGAGATATTGACGGCCAAATTGCGAAGTGGCATTGCAATATCTTGAATAGTTGCAGGATCTTTTGTTTTTGACAGTTTTGTTACAGCCGATGCTGCATATGTTTGAAACGTATTATACGCATCAAAACGAAATGTTCCCTGTAGGTTTTGCACATATTCAGTTGCCCCAGCTGCTTTTATAACTGCTGGACCAACCGCTGCTCCAACTTCATACCCTGGGTATAGCGCATGTGCGTATTCTTCAAGGGTAGTTGCGTTGTACTTTAAACCACGTACAGCCTTTGGAACATCTGCTGTAGTTGGCCACGACATACCACTTCCAAGAAGCGGGGCAAGTTGAACCTTGAGGGCGTTTACCGTTTCAATTCCTTTTTGGATCTGTGCTTGATCTGTAAGGTTTGACGTGTAATTAAGACGATTTGTTTTTTCATTCATAAAATGCTTATACAAATCTACAGAGTGCTCGGCAAGATTTTGCAATGACCAGTAGGTAAACTTACCAGTTTCGGCAAGTCTTCCACCAGCAATTCCACCAACGCCGCTTTGACCAGTGTTAAGATTGTAGTTAAAAAGAAGACCATTTAACTCATTAAGTACTGGCACCATGTTTGTAAAAGTTTTTAATGCACTTGGCGCATTACCAGGTGTAATAGCCTGTGGGCTAAACAAGTTCATAAACTCTTTAATGTATGGTGTGTTAGATAGATATGGTGCGTTAATACCACCAAATTGACCTAGCCCAGTTCCATGTTGAAAAGCGTTTAATTTTTGAAAATCTTGGATAATTGGCAAGTGGTTATTAAACCAGTTTTGCAGCCCATTGTTTGGGTTTTTATTGTTTGGATCAAGGTGGTTGTATAGTTGAAAGCCTGCGTTAAGCAAAGCGTTTTCACCAGGATGATCTATTAGGTAGCCACCAATGTTTTTGTACAATGTCTTGTTAAATGAGAATGGGTAAAATATTGTGTTAACTGTACGCTCAAGTGGAGTACGATCACCGTAAGTATTGATCTTTTCCAACTTCTGAGTAATCTCAGCGTCGGTCATTCCAAGTTGCTTGAGGTGATATGCCTGCCAAGCCATATTGTGCGCTGGGTTGTAAATACCAAATGGATCATTCTGTGATAAGAAACGATCAAGGCTGTCTAGATCTTGAGCCTTCTCATATACCTTTGGCATAGTACGGCCAAGAATGGCGTAAGCATCATCTTTAATGCCAAGGCGAGTCATAGCCTCATAAGGGTTACGAGTTAGCGGAACACCCTCAGTGGCAGCCTTAACGTTTGTTTTGGCAAGGCGGCGAACTGCAAAGATAGGGTTAAGATCAAAACGCCATTGGTTACGAAGAGCAGTTAAGTTGCTAGGCAATGAAGTTATTGCACGAGCAATTGCACCTTCGCCAATTTTATAATTGTCAAGGAGTGGTACTTTGCCAAAGAAAGAAGCTGTTGCATTAGTAGCAATTGCGCCAGATGCACGAATAAAATCTTCGCCTTTGCCAAGACCCATTGTATAACCAGGGGCTTTAGCCTGTCCAAGCATTACCGCCTTAGCAATTTTGCGAGCATCTTCTAGTTTATAACGTGGTGTTACATCACCAAGATAGTCTTTTGCGCCCTTTGCAATTGGCTGAGTAAGAGCCTTAACCATTTGATTGTAACTAAGATCTGACATACGGCGTTGTGAACCAAATACTTCATTAGCTTTTGCCATTGCAGCATCGCGCAATTCTCTTTCTTCTTTGACTGTAAGGTTGCTTGTATCACCCATTAATTGAGTAATCATTTGCTCACGCTTGCTTTGGTTCCAACCACGAATAGCATTGGCTGCTTTATCGCCAAGTCTATTTGCGCTTGCACCAGAACGTGCATAGTCACGAAGAATATTTACAATTGTGCTTGAGTTGTCGCCTACAAATGGTTGAACTTTGCCAGATGCAAACAAACGATCAACTTCTTGCTTAACTGCAGTATCACGAGATTGCGCTACCGAAATGTCGCTTACCTTGCTTGGGTCTAATTTAAGAGCAAGCGCTGCGCGACGAAGCAAAGACGTGCGCTGATCTGCAATAACTGGATGCAAAATTGGTGCTTCATAAGCATGACCAATATCAGTGCCAAGAACAGGGCGATAACCCTTTTCTGCTAAACGAGCAACAGCATCAGTTACGGCCTTTGGTGCTTTTGCTGGCAAGAAAGCCTCAGATGCTAGCCCATGAGATTCACGATAAATCAAAGACACTGCTTCAATTGGATCAAGTTTGTTAATTTGGAGTGAGTCAAAGCCCAACTTCTTAATAAGAATACCACGCGCCTCATTAAGCACATTAAGTGATTCTTTATCCAAGCCTTGTGGATCTAACTTTGGAAGAGGTGTGTTTAATTCAGTTGCTGAGTTTTTAGCCAAACGACGACTTTCAAGTTGTAAAGTCTGTTGAGCTTGTTCTACTTCTGGTCCGTAACCAGCCTTAGCCAAGCGCTTGAAAAATCCATTTGCTGCACTTTGAGCATCTTGCTGAATGAAAGTATCTTTACGGGCAATGCCGAGAGCGCCACGTGGCACTGTATTGTTTTGAGTAAGGTAATTTGGAATAAGGCTATCTTTTGTAAAACTTGGATCAAGTTGTGTCATGTTGGCAAGAGCACGATCACTATTGACAACATACATTGGCTTGCCAGTTTTATCGATGTATTTAAATCCAGTATGACCATTGTCTGACATAACAGAATTAGTTACATCTGAGATACGGCTATCAATTTCATTTTTATTTAGTTTGCCACCCGCAGCAAGTGCTGAACGGTAAGCATCTAGCAAATCTCCGCCGCTATAGTCCCTATCGTTTTTAAGCATTTTGGCAAATGTTTTATATTCTTTGGTATACGCAGTTTTATCAACGCCCACAAGGGTATTCTTGCCCTTGCCTGGAACCATTAAGCCCATTTCATTGCGAGCAATTTGATCTTGTTGAACTTGAGATAGTTTTGCTGCAACCGATTGAGCAGATCCTCGCTTGGTCAAATCAAGGAAAGATGGCTCTTCATTTTGAACTGGGTTGTAACGAAGTGTGTAAACGTTTGTGTGTGTACGACCAGCAAAGGCAGGGTCAGAAGTTGCGCGAATACCCTTGCCATAACGAGTTGTAGACTCAAGTGTTGCAGGATCTGGCATATACTCACTAACCTTTGAGTTAGTGTGGTACAAAGGTGGCATAGCCTTGCCTTGATAAACGCTAGGAGTTAATCCTTCACCTAAAGAGGTTGCCTCAACTTTGCTTTTAACAAGATCATTAAATGGGGTTTGACGCTTGCCCCAGTCTTCTGTTAAAGCGTGTGTTAAAAGATCTTCTACATTTGCTTGTGTGCGAGAACCATGAAATAGGTTACGATGCTCATCCTGAAGCATAACGGCAATATCGGGATGCGCTGATTTTAAATTGTTCATTGCGTCATAAAAACGTTGTTTGTTTTTATCTGCAATATCGTAACTGTCAGTTATGCCTTTACGAACGTTTGAACCAAGTTGATTGCCAAAATCTTTTCTAAAATAATTTGCAAGCACGTCTGGTTGGCGAATTAAAGAATCACGAGCTGGTGCTAAAATACCTGCTGGGTCGCTAAGCGCCTCAGTCTCATATTGTTTAAACAATTTAAGAGCTTCTGGCGTATTTTTATCTACAGTTCCAGCCTTAACTGCTGTTTGTAGAGCATCGTCGGCATAGTGAGATGCTGCATATTGATTAACTTTTGTGTTAAGAAAATGATCATTGACAAACTCATTGCCCAAGTTTTTTTGAAGATCGGTTAATGAAATACCCAATCCCTTTTTAAGAACATAATCCATGTTAATTGGACCAAGAGTATCACTAAGTGCACCATGTGCAGCATCTACAACTTGCCCAACATTTTGACTAGCTTTTAAACCAATGGTTGGGTGACCCATAAACATGCTTGCAAAGTTAACCGCATTGGCTAATGAACCTTGATATGGTGCAGCAAGGTTAGCATCTTGCTCATTAATGCCAGCTTTTTGTTCAGCTTCGCCAATTGCTGTAAGGCCAAGGCCTGCTAATGAGCCTTTAGCCTGTGCTTGCGCAGCAACTTGCCATATAGGGTTGCGCATAAGAGATGCTTGCTGCATCTTTAAATTATAATAAGTACTTCCTTCAGTATCCATTGCATCAATTGCTGGAAGCATGCGTTTTAAACCTTTTACATTTTCCAGCCAACGCAATAGACCAGTGCCTGGTCCAGCTTTTGCTCCTTCTTCTACTGCTGGCAATCCGCCTTGATAAAGGCTTTTAGATACAAAAAATGTAGGTGTTGCGGCAGCACTTTCAGGAAGTGAACGCGTTACCAATGTTTTTGCTGCTGCTGGTATGCTTTCTTTTGCTGCTGTATTTTCAAGCAACGATTTACCAACGGCACCTACTGAAGTTGCCAATGCTTTTCCAGCGCCAGCCAAAGTAACAAGAGTAAGAAGATTACCAAGATCGCCAACATAGCGCTTAACTTGTGTTTGTTCAATTTGTTGTTTTGTTACATTGCCACCAAGGGCATTTTCAACATCTGCAGCAACAGATGCTTCTCTATTTTTGTAAGCCTGATTGTTGCCCCACTCAGTAAAAGTAGCGGCAGTTCCACCAGCAAGATCGGAAAGCAATTGACGGCCTTGTTCTGGTAAATGACGAACATAATTTGTTACAGAATGAGCAATGGTTGAAGACCATCCAGAAGGAGCAATATCATTTACGATACGTTCCCACAATGGTAAAGATTTTACGTTACCAAATTTAGGCGCTACTATTGCATCATAAGCATGTTGACTAAGAGCGCTTTGCCATTGGCTATTCCAAGCGCCAGTTGCTAGATCTTTACCGTAGCCCTTTGATTGTAGTTGCTGTTGAATACTAGCAACATCTGAATTTAAAACTGGAACTGGGCCATATTGATGATGCAAAAATGATGCTGCTTGTGATAAAAGACTTGGTTGTTGATTTATTGCAGGTTCAGAAATTGCTTTATCTGGCGTTGTTTGCTTTACAGCTTGAGTTAAAAGACCAGCATGATCTAAAACATTTTGTGTACTACCAGCTCCTTGAGCAACTGCTGTTTGAGCAAGTGGGTCAAGGTTTGTGTGGCCTGCAGCATGTATAGCATCTAAGTTGCCTGCTAACGC